CTTCGTGCTCCGGAATGTAGGTCAGGCCCAGGAGCATCCCGTCGTTGCGCACGAACCACGCAATCGAATGGGGAATCTGAGCGAAGTCGAACCGTTCGATGGTCCGATCGTCCACAAGGTGGAAGCTAAACAGACTGAGCTCGTTCGACCAGTAGCCCTGCAATTCGGACTGGAAGCGGAATTCGCGGATCAATTGCCCGCGTTCCTGCACGAACAGGATGCTCGAGGCGATGGCGACCGGCTGCACCCAGGAGGCGCCGTAGGCACTCTGCTGCCGTGGTGTGATTGCCGTCGGGATGAGCAGGCTCGAGCGCGAGGCATCACCCTCGATCGTCCATTCGCCGCTTTGAGTAAAGACAACGAGGCGCCCCATCTCGACCAGGTGTCGGATGTTTTGCACACGCCGTGAGGCCATGATCCAGTTCAAGGCGTCGGTGTCCTGCAACGAAGAGGATGTTGTGAAGTTCGAGAAGTGCCCGATGCGCGAAGCCCAGACGCGTTCTGGGTCGTTGAGCGTTCCCCCGAACAATCGGCGCTGCTGATAATAGGTGGCCGTTGACGGAACATCCCCGGCGCCGCCGAACACATTGGCGGGTGACAGCGGCCCCAGGCCGTAATCCGGTTCGAATCCGTTATCGTTAAACGAGGCCACGGCACTGCGGCCGAGAAAGCCGTAGCGGCCGCCAGTGCCGGTTGGATCCGCGTATACGGCATAGTCGCTCGCACCGGGGACCGCCGTCCACGTGAGGACATTCGGCGCTGCGGCGGTGGGCGTTGCGGAAGCGGCACCGTTCGCCGTCGACGGCAGCGACTCTTCGCCATTGGCCCCGAAAGCACTCACTTTGTAAAGGTGCAGTTGCGCGCCGGCCGCTCCAGCCGTGACCACAAGGCCGGTTGGCGCGGCGATACTGGGATTGAAGGTCACAACGACCAATTGCCAGTTGGTATGGCCCAGGCGCCGGAGCTCGCGCACGGCGTAGCTCGGATGGGTGATCGTGAGCACATCCGCGGATTGGACAAACTGCAACCGCTTCAGATCGCTTTCCTGGTAGGGACTGGCAACTTCGACGGGCAGCCCGCCCGAGACGATCTGCGCCCCTTCGAAATAGAACCGGAAGTATTCGTGGCCAACCTCGATCAGATACGCTTGTTCATCCGTGAAGACAAAGCGCGTCAGATACGTGCGCCTGGCGGAGAACTTCACCTCGCGGATAAACTGGCTGCCCGCACGATTCGCGACCCCGCCCTGCCGCAGGATGATGAAGTTGCGACAGGCGCGCAGTCCCGTCTGGTAGCGGGCCTGATCGCCGCGCCCATAAAGTTCCGGCGCAATCTCGCCGCCGGCAAATGAACGCTGAATGGTGGATCCGCCCGGCATGTCAGTTCCTCTGCGTGGCGTACCACGTTTCGAAGGCCTTGAGGTTCACGCGATAAGCTTGAATCACCACTCGATCGCCTTCTCTCGCGAACGCGCGAATGAGGATTTCCGGGTCCGGATTTCGCATGAGTCGGAAGATTTCTGCGTCGATCCGCACGCCCTCGATGTCGATCGTGTCGGTATCCGGGTCGTAGCGCATATCCGGCGGTTTTTTCGCGGCCATCATTGACGCTCCTCAATCCATGAGGCCTCGCGCGGTTCTTCCTGCCCTTCCTCATCGTGGGCACGCGCACCCGCACGCGTCCGTTCCGCTTCGTATTCGTTCGTGGCTTTATCAACAATCTCCGGCATCCGCCCGAGCGACGGCGCCGTGATCAGTGCCAGCCTCCAGGCGAACATCGACACGAAGATCGGGTCGAATTGCATCTCGTCGAGAACCCGGCGTGTGTATTCGATCGTGGCCTGGGGAATATTGCAGAAGATCAATTCGCCCTGATCGTCACCGCCGAGTCCGTAAGGAGGCGGATTGCGTTCGCGCCGGCCGCGCGTCGTCACGATGCGGCGCATGTTCAGACAATCCGACGGCGTGCGATAGGCAAACATCCAGTCTGGATTCGCCGGCGTCGTCCCATCACCAGCGACCAGGCCCGGTTGCGCGTACCGTCGGGCGAACGGCCAGGGGATGTCCCGCAGCACGTAGTCGCGGCACTGCGCCCAGACCGCCTTCATCGTCTCGGCCTCGCGGCTATGGTCCAGTTCGATATTCGAGATCGTTTGCGAGATGCCCTGATAGAAGAGCGCCAGGTTGGCGATCTCGGTGCGCGTCGACATTTAGATCACGTCCTCGTCGTCATCGGCCGGCGCTTGCGTTCCTTCGCCCGGCATGTACGGGAGCGGCGGCGCCGGGGCCGGTGCAGCCCGCAGATCTTCGGTCATCCATGTGGATGTGAACTGCTCGCGGGGTGTGAGCGGGGGTTTGCCTTTGGCGCGCTGCCGGGGGACCAGCATGAACACCTCGCCGGCCTTGCGGTAGATATCCAGGTAATAGCCATCCTTCAGGGCTTTCACTTGAATCGGCGCAAGCGGATCGGCCGCGGCCGAAGCTGGTTTCGTTGGTGCTGGCGGCGGGGGTGACGTCGGCGCCGGTTTCGCTGGCGGCGGGGGTGGGGATGATGACTTCTTTGTTGTCACGAGGAGTACTCCTTTTCAAAAAGTGCAGACGTCTGCACTCGGATAAAAACGGGGGCGATGCGGAAGCTCCAGTAACCGCCCCGCCCCATGCCGTCGGAAGGACACCGTCATCCCTTCCGACGCCGGCGCGTCTTACGCCGCGTTTTAGCGTAGTAGGCCCTCACCTGTTTTTTCGTAAAGGTGCGCCCACTCGGCGACTTGTACCGATTCTTGCCGGTCTTGCGGAACGGCATACGTTCACGCGATCGTGATGCCGGAACGTGGATACTGCGCCGCCTGAATCATCGAGCGTGGCTGGAAGTGCGCCGATACCGTAATGCCGGGACTGGTGCCGCCCGTAGTCGCCTCCAGGCCGATATAGCGACCAGTGCCGACTCCCGCCTCAATATCGATGTAGTGGAGTGAACCGGCTGTCAGCGCCGCCGCCGCGATCGTTCGTGACGCGAGCGTGCGCGGCGACGTCAGCGCGGCGGCATCCGATTCGATCACTGAAAAGGTGTACGTGCCCGTACCAACCGCAGCCACCTCAACGGAGAGCACGGCGCACACGGGCTCACCGATGAAGATGTCACGCGCACCCGGCGCGCCGAGGTCCACGGAACTGGGCGATACCGCCGATGCGGTGATGGCCCACGAATTCGCGACTCTCAAAAGCCAATCTAAGAACATGGTTGCTTCTCCTTTCGTTGGGCCCTGGTTAAACGACCTGTGTCTCGGTGTTGAGAATCTGATCGACGGTCCTCACCGGGACTTCGTCGAACATCATCACGCGTCGACCTTCAAAGTTCTCGAAGGTCAAGCCGCCGCCCGCGCCAACATCGCGGCGCGCCTGCGTGCGCAGGATCCGTCGGCTGGTGCGGTTCGCGTAGAAGCGTTTGTTGCCGAGTTCGTTCGGGATCAGTTCGATCGCGTGCTCCATGAGATCGATCAAATCCGGCTGCGGATTTCCCGCAACCATGTCGGGCACCGAAAGATTCGCGATGCGCACGGCGAACCTCCAGTCGCGAACCGCGAGGCCCAACTTCCATTGCCAATGATCAATGAACGCGCGCATCAAGCTGCCCGCCACGCCGGCGGCCGCCTGATCCAGTTGCTCGCCCATGTCCTTATGGTCGAGACCGACCGTTGAACCCCGCGGGAAAATGCCCGTCACCGTTTCCTCACCCCACGCGATAAGCCAGATCGAGGTGAGATCGGTCGTACCGCCGCCGTCGATGATGTTCTGCGCATTGCCGGCGCTCAGTGAGGAATAGCGTGGAGCGAGCCCCATGAATTTGTTCGGCTCGGCGACCTGGTTGCCGTACATCATCACGCGCGCGGCTTCCTGGGTCATCGCCTCGAGAAAGGGTTTGGCTTCGCTGATTCGGAATGCGCCTTCGTTGCCGTTCAGCTTGGCGAGATCGACGTCGACCTTGCTGTAGGCCTCCAACATGCCGCAGGCCTCGTCCACCTGCACCTTCGTGGATTTCGACGGCTGAATGCCGGCGTTCAGAAAACGCCAGGCTACGTCTGGTAGTCCGGAAAGAATGGTGGTGCGGTGGCCGGTCGGAAGATTGCCTTCCATGAACGGCGCGTCCAGCAGGATATCGTTGCGCTGGGACAGAATCTGAATGATGCGAGCGATCTTCCCGTCGGGATCGAGTGATTTTGCCCAGTCAATCAATGTGGGAGCGTTCGTAGCTAATGCGGCCACAATCCCCTCCTTTCAGGGGTCGTGCCTTTTCAGGGCTTACTTCTTCGAGTTCTCGCCGTAGAACACCTCCGCGTCAGACTTGCGTTTCTTGTCGCCGCCTGACGTACTGCGGCCGAGAATCGTCGTGCTGTCCTCTGCCATACCTCTGCCGAGTTCGTTGAACACGGTCACGAATTCCGGGTGATTGCCGAGGCCCGTCGTGTTGACGAGCTCGCGGAACTTGGACGCTGGCAGGCGGTCGCCGAGCCAATCCATCACCCGCTTTACATTCGTTTGTGTGGCTTCGAAATTCGCGCCGCCGAGCGTCGGGTGTTGCTTGACGTCATCGGCCCACTTCGCGACTTCGGCATCGGTACGGGCTTTTTGCCGGGACTTCAGACCGCCAGCGACTTTCTCGAGGTGCTTCAGGTGTGCGGCGGCTTGCTCGTTGGAAAATCCTTGTGCCTTTAAATAGGCGACAATCTCTTCGCGGTCCCCAGTGGGGTCGAGCGCGGAGTCCTGTGCAAATTCCAATTTGTACTCGGTGGGCAGTCCCTTCTTGCGCGCCTCGTCGGCGTCGGTCTTGAACTTCGTAACCGCCGTCTCGCCGGCCTTCGCCAATTCGGAATCCACCCAGGCTTTCTGTTCCGGTGTCAGGGTGTCCTGCACCGGCTTTTCACCAGCCATCAATCCTCACTTTCGCTGTCGGATCCGTTGGCCGGATCCGGGCGTGTTTCGTTCAGGGACTTTGTCGCCTGCGCCAGGTCCGCTACGAAGCGCAGCGCCGCCTCCTGCTCCATCTGAGCCCACACCATCGGATCGGCATCGCGGATTTCACTCATGATGAAAATCCCGGCATCGTGAAAGCCGGCCTCGTGGAACAAGAGGTGACTGTCGGTGACAAGGCCGCGCGGGATCATGCTCTGGTGCGGCCGGCAGTGATCGACGATGCGCCGGAGAACGCGGCGGGCTCCGGGTATGGTGAGCAGCGCCCGCATATCGGCGAGCTCCATGTCGCGCCGGCGCTTCGCGTCCCGTTTCGCATCGCGACTCTGCTGCGGATCCGCGGCGTTCTTCTGCAGCGGCCTCATATCGTCGCTCCTTCCGCGAGCCGCGATAGCGCCGTATCGCCCTCGAGCGACGTCTCGCTCAAAGTCTTCGCGGACTGCGTCTGTTGGGCTTGCATCTCGGCCTGCTGCTTCGCGGCGATCGCGCGCTGCTCGGCCATCATCGCGGCTTCCGCCTCGTCATCGGGACGCACGATGCGCGGATTGATGTCGAGAATGTTGCCGTAGTCGTCGACCGCCTGAAGCGCGTTCACTTTGTGGCGCGCTTCGGGGAAAAGCGTGACGATCGGCTGGAGTGAAACGAAGAATCGATCGAGACCCACGACGCCGACCAGGCGCTGCGCCTGCGCCATCAGGCTGATGTACTCCACTTTCAGATCGACGCCGTCGAGTTCCTGCGGCGGGTCCGGGATCATGCCGCGCCGGTCCATGATCGCGTAGACCCGATCCACCAGCGGATCCAGCAACTCATCGTTGGTGCGCTCGAGCACCGGGCCGAGCGCGAGCAGCTTCTCCTCGTGGCGCTCTTCGATTTCGCGCGCCGTGCGCTGCGTCGTTTGCGAAGGTTGTGAGGCGAGCATCAGAAAGAGGTCGGCGTAGAACGCGCTGTTGATGCGGCCGCGGTGGTCGTAGACGTCCTGCAAGGCGTGGTCGATATCGAACTGGGTGTCGTACACCGAGCGGATTCCCTGCTGGCCGTCGCGGACGTCGAGATAATTGATTTCACCCGGCAGCAGGCTGATGCCGCGGTTCTGCATCATCATCGGCGCCTGCAGCGGGGGGTTCAGTTGCTTCTCTTGCGCCTGGGCTTTGACCTTCTGCAGCTTCTGGAGCGCGCGGGTGTCGCCGAGCGCCGTCATGCCGGGACAGTCGGTGGCGTAGATATCCTCGCCGGTCACGTCCCACCGCGGCGCGAGCACGGGAAATTCATTGAAGCCTGACTCCCGAAGGAACTGATCCTCCGATTCCGCGCCTTT